GAAGTCTTGCTTCTTAGTATAGTCAACTGTATAGTTGTAAGTTAATAAATTACCCTGATATACTAGGACATTATCAAATATTGCTAATCCAGTACCACTATCTACAGGTACTTGGATGTCCTGAGTCAATGCAAAGGTGTAAGTATCATATTCATTGTCAGCAACAAAGACATCACCCTTCTTTAAGGTAGCAAATTCTGGAAAAGTAGTACCATTTAGACCAACTGTAGCTTGGGCTGTCATTCTTACACATGCTCTAGGTGCTTTAATTGACCTTGGAGTGTAATTTAACTGCTTTGCGATCCTTACAATGTTATCTCTAACCGTTGCAGTCTCTAAAAATGCTTCATTCAACGCCATGTTAGCGTTAAAGGCAGTATAATATGTGTTATATGCTAGTATGTCGATCAGATATGATGCAGAACTACCCTCAAAATCATAATCAGTAAACTCTTTTCGAGTTCTAAGGTATGATTTAATGGATTCTTTGATCTCAAAGAAGTCTAGCGACGTTAATTGTGATGGAATTGCTGCCATTTTATGCTCTTTCTAGTAGAAAATCGACATTTTGGACTTCCTGTTGTCCAACAATCGTATAATCTATTGCTATTTGTACTGAGTTAACCTCAGAATCATCACGAACACTAACACCAGTGCATACAACACGTGGTTCTAGTCGGTTTATAACGTTATAGATCTCACTTTTCATGGCATCAACACTGAATGGATCCCATGGTTCAAATAAAAGCTCTCTTACTTTCGATCCTATGGAGGGTTGAAATGGTCTTTCTCCGAACATAGTTAAGATGAGGTTACGAACAGATTGCTTAATAGCATTCTCATTCTTAACCACACCAAAATCACCAGTAGCAGGGTTAGCATTAAACGAAGTTGCTAAGTCTTTAAACCCTCTACTGACATATTTTTCTGATCTGAACCTATAAGAAGGCATTCTTATCTACCTTTGCAAAGATATTTATCGTTATATCTTTTATTTATAGGGTTTCTTGACTATTTTCCTTGACCCCTATACCTTTTCTTAGCAGCGTTACGTGAAGTGGGAGAAATCTTCGTGTTTTTTGAGTTACCTTGCCTTGTTTTCTTCGATGGAGGAGCAACCCAATCTCCATTTGTACCGTATAATGCCATGTTTGGTTAATAAACTACTATGATGATAGCACAGTTGCATGCCCCCAGGCAACCACAGATGAACAAGGGTAACTAAATCCTGAAAAACCAACACCTAGAGGATCTAAGATACGAGCAATTGGTAATTTCAAAGCAAATACTGTCAAAGTTGTTGCCATAAGGATCCTAGTATGTCCTACACCACCCCCATCTTCGATTGTAAGGGTGCTACAAGGTATCGGAGTGGGCGTTGGACAGGTCGCTTTACCACAAGGACACATGTACACAACAATATTAGTACATACCGCTATGTGTGGCATGAATGTATCACCGTGTAACATAATCGGAATCCGATTTACTTGCACAGTTGCCCTATATGGAGTAACAGGGAATATAGGAATTAGGGGTTGAGGGGGCCACCAACACGTATATTCCTTAATGACTATGCTGTAGGGGATTGGAGGGGTGCCACACGCCTGTACAGAGTGCACAGTAGATGGTAAGCATAAACCATGCCCACTACAAGGTAGTCCGTTTAAAGATGATACAGGTAAGAGATATCCAAATGCCATATTATAACCTCTTAGGGAATATAGTGTCGTTTAATGATGTGCCATCAGTCCAGTTTTCAGTCTCATTACATTCATCAAAGAATGGGTTACCATAATTCTTCAACGATCTACCCAGGGCTATAACTCCACCTGTTAACCAGTTTCTTACAGTCATGGTACCATTATAAGCACCCAATTGCAACCTACCTCCAGTCATACGTTGAGGATTAATAGCAATAGAAGCATCCATACATTTATCTAATGCTAAACAACTATTACTAGGTTGTAATTGAGGTACCTGACAATAAGTCTGACCTGCTATACCATTACCATTTGCATCATAACCACAGTATACAGTAAGAGGACCGTCAGATGCATTAACTCCTCGCACGTAAGTATCCCAACATTCATTAGGTGGTATATTGTTAGTGCATGGTGATACGACTAATGCAGTATAATCTACAGAATGCGGTGTACCTGCTGGGTCACCTGCCGTAGGGTGACCTAACCATGTTTGCACTGCTGCATTACTGGTAATATTCTGACCAGCCCACATCTGTAACTGTTCCAGCTCTGTATAGTTAGATCTATTGTAGTCGTAAGTGTTTTCATCTAACCCCACAGGAACAAAGACCATGTTACCAGGATCTTGAGGATCTCTGTAACATCTACCATCTATACTACTCCTCTTACATTTCCATGTCTTCTCACCAGCATTAGTTGTTATATCTCTCTTCTGTTGTAGTAAAGGCACTGGCATCTCTTTAAGGAAATCCATGAATGCTGGTCCCTGACTACCGCCAACATATCCATCTATTTCCATTGATACTCTAAATGTAGCTTCCTTTTCCTCAGATGCACAATACTTGTAGGGTAACCATCCAAATGCTTTACGCTCCCCCTCTTCATTAGAATCAAGATACGCACAAGGCATATCAAACCACCGTGTAATATTATACAGTTTAGGTTGTGCAACTGTTATGCACTTATCCTGTCCGAAAGGACCATATAAGTGAGACATATTATTAGCATAGGCATCTACAGCAACTGCTGAAGTCAATGCATACCCATGAGCATTATCTTGATATGACTTAACTCCATCATCCTGATTGATATAAGCAAACTGCTCTTGATCTGGCATACCTGCCTTAATGTCTGCCTTACCATTAATCTCAATACAACTTGCGGGAAGATTAAAGCAAAGCTTTGTTACATCATCATCTATTCCGTCAGACGCTGCACGAATGTAACTATCTGGCACCTCAACGTACACTTGAGTAGCATTGTTTGCAGGTTTGTCAGGATCATAATTCATTGCCTCCTTAACTATATCCCTAGTCTGAGATCCTTCTGCATCTATTATTGTGGATATAGGTTGTATAGTATACTGACTAGTAGTTGCTTCCTCTCTTACAGAATAATTCACCTCAGAGGATTCAAAGGTATGATCCCATGCTTCATCCATCTTCTCTGATGCTTCTTTCATCTGTTTACCACCAGCTTGGAATTGATCATCACTATCACGCACACCCTCATACTTAATCTGCTCTGGATCCACTACATGCACTATAGGGTTGTTTGCTTGACTATATCCAGATCCTCCGTCAATGACACGCACTGCCTTTATACTACCAAGATCATCTAACAGAGATATCTCTACCTCAGCTCTCTTCATCTTGTATATCTCATTATTCTTATCTTCTGTATCAATGGTTTCTGTAGCAATACCCCACTTACGTGATGCAGTCTTAATTTCCGCAGTAGAGAATGAGGTATCTTCCCTCTCAGGGTCAGCAAGTGCCTTTTCATAATCTGGATCCATACCCAGTTTATCTGCCATGAAGTCTGAGGTATCATTAGGTGAGAATTCATCTAACCCCTGTGGATCCATAACCTGTATGGTAGGTTTAACGTATCCTCTACCACCATTGATAATAACTACATCTTTAATACTACCGTCATCGTCAACTATAGCTTCTAGTTTTGCCTGATCCATCTTCCTATACGGTATCAGTGCTTTAGGATCTATCTCAACTTTCCAGTAGGATATCTTCTTAGGGAATTCGTATGTACCACAGAATGCAGACTTATTAGGTATACCGTATCCAGCAAGTATTTGCACTTTACCTATCAAACTACCGCCAGGACCATCATCAGGTGCAGAGTTATATTCACTCTCATACACAAATGGCTCAGGATCTACAGTCCTTGAAATATTCTTAACTCTAGTCTCTATGGTGTAATTACCTGCTGCAAGTGTCATAGGGAATATCTGAGTACCCATACCACTAGCGTAAGTAATCTCCTGATCTATAAGGGCAGTGCCACCAGAGTCAGTAATCTTAAGGTATCCGTAGTTATCAGACTCTATTGCTAGAGAGTAGTCTCCATTACTAGGTATAGTAACTGTCGCAGTATGCGTCTGCCATGTATTAAGATAAGGATCTTCTGCGTCATCTGCGGGTTTAACTGGGTATATACTGTAATCCTTCATCAACTGTGACCAAGGCACTGCGGTATTAGTGGGGGTACCTATCGCAACCCATGACCCTTTCTCCGCAAGTGAGTTAGTTATTTCTACAGCACCTACGGTAGTTAACCGCCATGCTATGCAAGCAGGGTTGACATACCACAGATTATCTCTACTATTATCCCAAGTGAGCTCCATTATACCGCACTTAAGCTCATCACCGAAGTAATATACGGATACTATATCCCAACCATTAATCTTTTCACCTGGTCCAAAGTCACCAGTCCGTGTTAAATAGCGGAAGAATACAATAGGTGTCTCAGTATCTACAGTCCAGAATGATTCATTTACACCAGTACTACTAGCATCATGTATCGATAGTTTAGTCTTAGTAGTATTCCATACATCAGCATTGATCTCATAGAAGTGACTATGATACGTCCATACTGGAGCACAGTGAGGACATCCTTCAGGGTCAGTAGTATTAGGACAACACTTAGCATTACTCAGTATATACTGTGATGAGAATATAGGACCATTCCAAGGGTTAGTAGTATCATACAAATAAAATACAAACTGGGAGTCATACATATCCTCGAATCCAAGGAAACGTGGTATAGCACCCTTTACAGCACCACTTAGACCATATGACCACTCGAATAATGCTTCATTATCTTCTATGTCTACATTATCAGGATATCCCCAACCATTAACATTAGGTGGACCTTCTACACTAACACCACTAGAGTCACGCATTTGACGATACATGAACTCAGACCATCCACCACCTGACTCATCATAGTCTAATTGGTCTCCATGACTATAATCATACCAACCACTCTTATCAATACACTGTCCAGTAGGTCCAATCTTACCAATATCACGGATGAGATCAGTTGGACTATCTAACGCACGTGTCTTGAATGCCCATCCTATGATACCCACGTAGGAATATTGCTTTCCTAATGGCTCTGCTGGTGGAATAGGACTATTATCTGCTAAGTTTACTTCTTGAGAAGGGTCTATAGTATAGAAATGATCGGGATCTGGATGTAAATACTCATAGAGTGGCACTGGATCCTCACCAGTAGAGCAATATGCACGTGCATCTGCCTCTGAAGTGAAGACATATCCTAAAGTATCTACTTCTTTATACTTATTTTTACCACAACCTACCCCAGATAGACCAGTAGGGACATTTGTACCAGCACATAATTGTGTATCATCAGGCCAATGGGAATAAAATGCCTTTAATGGCACAGAATTAGGTACCTGTGCTATCATAATGTGGAAAACAGGTTTACCACTTCTAGGCTCAGGGTTATATCCAGCTGCTGCCTTCTGCCAGCTCTCATTCTCACAACCAAAATCCCTCTTCATTAACTGGGGATCTCTACTATACTTGTGATCGTCTTTAGGTGCTCTATAAAACCTGTATATACCTACTCTTTCGTTTCCACTAGAATTTACATTAGTAGGCTCTTCATCACCAATGTAATGTATTACGTCCTTGCCCATAGGCATACTACCAGGACCACCATCTTCAAAGGTGATATTATAATCCATGCCAGTAAGTTGACCAGGATAGTCACTAGAAGTCCTATACTTCCCACTACTAGGTCGTCTAAATGTCTGGTTAAACCCTCCTCCCTTTACAGGATTAGGATAGCTCCTTCCAGTCTCTTGGATATATGCTGGCACTAGTCACTTAATTTATCTTCTATCTTATTTAGACGCACTTCTATAGCTTCCATCTTATCTGCAACCTGCTCTGCTATTTCTAGATTAAGTCTTTGCTGTAGCTGTGCTTCTATCTTACTCGCTATATCTTCTACATCTACCCATCTCTTCTCTTGATCTTGCATTATCTTAAATATAAGATCTAATAACTCTTTCAGGTTTAGGTATGCGGGTGATCCTGGAGGTTTATACTTAACCATATCAGGACCTGGGGGAGGAATTTTTCCTATTCCTTCTTCTACAGTCTCCATCCTCTGAGCTAGATTAGTGATCGACTCGCTAATTTTTTTGAATGTCCAAGCAAAGAATTCTTCGTCTGAGTTAAACTGAGGGGTCTCCATAATGAATTTCGATTTTTTGAGACGCTAATTTTTTACTAAGTTAATTATATTGCATATTACCAATATAGTCAACATCATTTGATTATACTTCATTCGTCTACCTTATGTAATATGATACTTCCGTCTGTCTCTTCCTCATATTCTAAGTTTGTCCCTATATCCCATCCACAGTCCTTCATAACATCGTCGGGTATGTGTATATAATTCTCTCCGAAGTCATCTTCTTCTATTCGTAGTGTGAATCTTTTCATTTCATACTTGACCTGTATATCTGTCTTATGTAGCATTTTCCCTCACTACACCTATACAACATATACGATAATGCCTATTTAACTCCACTACCTCTGAGTCTTGCTTCCATAACTGGTGAAGCATCCACCCATCACCTAGGTAAATCGCTCCATGATTAGGTGCTCTTCCAGACTTATCTGCATACCCACCACCGAGTGCTTCATTGTATATCTTAAACAAGATGAGATCATTCTTCTGTAAGATAGACGTATCCCAGTCTTCTCCCCACTCTGGTCGAGTTATCCACAACCCATCTTCTTCTGCCACAGCGTCATCAGTGAATGCTGTATACAGTCCTGAGAAGGACTTCAGAGACCTTCCAAGGCGGGTCTTTACATATTTCTGTATAACGTCATAGCAACCAGGATATCTTCTACCAGGCCATGGGAGACCAATGAGATCTGCATACTCTTCTTCTATTTTTTCTTTGGCGATCTCTTTAGGGGTCTGATCAAACTCTGACACTGAAAATACCTAGGGGAAATTTTTATATTGGGAAAAATATTTTGATATCGATCCTATACTTTTGTAGGTTAGTGATATCGAAAATTCTAATATACTGCTTATATAATATTTAATAGGACTTACAGTTAGTGTTAGTTAACATCACACTATCATGCCCGTTATGTGTTACTTAGTGCCTACACAGTTGTTGTTAACTATCTGATGAGTATTGCGTGGCATCAAGTAATGCTAACTTCTCGCTTTTAAACGGTCCATTCTTTACACATAGTGGGTAATCATACGCCCAAAAGTATCTCCTACGTGTTTCCCATACTTTAACACTTACTGGAGGACTTGTGTTGATTGTTGTTACTTTGGTCATGTAATTAGGTAGAATAAGTGTTATGCGGGTGGGTCGTAATCCTTGCGGGGTTTGTGATACTTTTCCACAGGACTTGTGGAATCGTTAATACTTTCCCTTCTATACTTTGTCTTGGATTGTTTTCTCTTTTCTTGCAAACTCTTCGCCTTATTTGATGAATAGAGGTCG